CCTTGCAGTTTGCAGATGGAACAACTCCTGGGACATTTGATAATGGTGATGCGATTACTGGTGGAACAATTGCAGGACTAACTATAGGTCCTACAAAGATATACTTTGGAACAGGAACTTTTAATAATCCGAACACAGCATTTTATGTTGACAACGCTGGTCAGTTTTCCTTAAAAGATCAATTGAGTTGGAATGGAAATACTCTAACTATTGGCGGTACTGCAGCAACAAGTTTAATTACTGGGGCACAAGTAAACTCTAACGTAACCTCGATTAGTGGTGGAGTTATTACTACTGGAACAATCAATCTAGGTATTGTAAATGTTCAAACTGGATCGAGTGGAGCAAGACTGCAAATAAATTCAACAGGAATAAAAGCATATAATGCGTCAGGAACCAATACTGTTTCAATAGGTTCAGATGGCATAGCATCTTTTACAGGAGTAATAACTGCGTCATCTGGATCAATAGGTGGCTGGAGCATCGGAGATCCAGGAGGATATGGTGGTAGTATATATGCAGGGTCTGGGGCAACTTTATCATTTATTTCTCCAACTGGAGTAGCTTGGTTTAGTGGTGGAGTTGTTACATCAAGTATCAATGGTTTTGGTGCTGGCGTGACAACTAATGGTGGAGCTTTAAGCACTATGATACTAAGAAATATTAAATATGGTAGTGGAAGGCCAACTGATGGTGCTATTGGAGATATATATCTTTCTTAGGATTATATTATGACTATACAAATTAAAACAGGATCTGGAGCCAACGATTGGGCAACTGTAACTAATCCGCAAATTAAAACAGGACCCGGAGCTAACGATTGGGCAAGTGTTAATAAAGGAGAAATTAAAACTGGTGCGGGAGCAAATGATTGGTCAACTTTTTATTCAAGAATAACTAATACCAATCCAACTTTTAGCTTTGTAAGTGCAACTCCAACCTCCGTAACAGTAAGAGTACAAACATCAAGTTCTGAAAATAAAAGAGTCTTCGCCTATCGAACAAATGACTCAGGAAACTTTCAGAGTAGCCCAGCTTCACCAACGACTAGTGCAATAAATCAAACATTTACCTTTTCTAATCTAAGTCCAGGAACGTCCTATAACTTTTCTAGCTACATCGCATTTTATGACGCAGAGGGAATTTTTGTAGAGTTTAGTGTGGTATCAACACTCGACGCCTCAACGGCATCCTATTCAAAAACAACTCCAACAACACCAACAAATACAGGAACAATCAGTTCCACAAAACTGTCATTTTCATCTAGCTCTAGCGCCAACTATTCAACTAACGGAGTTACTGCGTATATCAAATTTGACTTATACATCTATGGCGGAACTACGCCTGTCCAAACAGTTAATAGCAGCATTCTCCCCTTAGATAATACAACTGCTTCTAGAACTGTTCAATTTACTGGTTTGACACCAAATGTAACCTATTACTGTACGGCAGCAACGTATTATGCGTCTCCGGTAAACTCTTATAGTACTTATAGTTCTTTTTCTAGCGGAACTGCTACTTATCCATTCCACAAACCAACCATACCGTTTAGGATTGATCTATATACTTGGGATACCAATTTAGCCATACTTACTGATATTAATGCGTATAATAACGGTAATGCAAAAATTCAGTGGGAATGGCAATATAGATCACGTGGTACTTTATCTTGGTTGGGAACTACTACATTCTTTGGAACTGAAGTTGTTACCGGAACTAGTACGAGTTATTATGGGCAAAATTTTTCTGTTATTCAATCAAGAGAATACCGATTTAGGGCAAGGGTTTATTACGAAACTATCGTAGAGTATGGGGACTGGAGTGATTGGTCTGGCGCAATAAGAGGGAAAACATGGACTTCCCATACTACCGGGTGGATATCAGCTAGTAGTACAACATCCAGTTCTGACGCCTCAGGCCATAGCTCATCTGAGGGTTCAGATGGCAATCAGGGTTCTGTATGGTTCTCTTATCCTTATCGTACAGTATACGGAACTAGTACCAATTATCAACCAATAACTTATTTTCAACGAAATGCTACTTTTGCCACAAACTTATATTACTTAAACTCCAATCATGCAATTGAGGCTGGAAGACCATCAGTATCTACAACAATTTCCAGTTTAAGATATGGAGTTACTTCTTTATCAAGAAATACAACACAATCGGCATATGTTGTCCTGACATTAGACTCCGCCACCAGATGTATATTACAGTTTGCCGATGAAGTTAGAATTTCGGGAAGTAGTAATAGTGCATTTAACCAAAATTACTTAGTATATTCCGCTTCTGGAAGAACAGTTTATTTAGCTCCAACAGGAACAACACCAGGTGACTGTACTAGTTCTTCTGGAGGTACTTTAATAGTGAGTACTACGGCTGGAAATAGTGTTAGCGTTTTTGGCGGAACTAGTGACTATACATCAGCAGCAGATAACTACTTCACAAGAACAGATGGTGATTATGGGGCTGATGTTCCATTATCTGCAGCAACGGGTCAAGCATCTTATGTTGTCACAACATCTAGTAAAGTATCATCCAGAGTGACAGAATCATTCTCGGCAAACTTCACTCCAAGTCTACCCAGTGGATATAGGAACGCAAAATTATATAAGTTTTCCATTAGGGTTGGCCCTACGGGTTCACCTCAAATATCTAGTCTTGTTGTTGATGGAATTAATTATACACAGTATGGTAATATATATAATCTTTCGGCATATCAGACATATACGGTAACTCCTAATGTGATTAATGATCCACCATATAATATATCTTTTGACATAGATTCAGCTCTTTATTCGAATGATAATTTGTACTATGCCACAGTAACAGAAGTGCAAGTAGAAATAACCTATGAAACATTGGATGATTAAAAAAAAATGAAATACGTAACGTTTTCTCAATATAAAAATAATATAAATATATATGAAACTTTAGGTAATTTTTTTCCGCCTAGTGATAAAACATTTTTTTTACTTGATTCTTATTTTGGTCAATTATCTATTTCTAAAGTTAATGATGATTTTGATTTTTTAAATTTGACAGAAGAATTAATTAATTTTTTTAATATTAAAATTCATTCTATTGAAGAACTAAGAGAATTTGTAAATAACAATTCTGATTATCCACTTCAAGTCATGAATGGAACTAGAGATGTATTTAATATTAGTACGCCCCCCCCGTTTGATGAGTTAAACGGACATACCGATCCAGAAAAGATTCCCCATGAACAATGGGTATGGAATCAGGATAAAGGGCATTGGACTCCGCCAAAAGAAAAGCCAGCCCTGTCTCCAGATTTTGATTTAACATGGAATCAGAATAGAATAGATTGGGATATAGCATTGTCAGGATATCCGGATAATAGAATGATTAGGTCTTTTGCACTATGGAATGCAACGCCAAAAGTAAATGGAGAGATGTATGCAGAAGTTTGTTCAGCTAATAATTTTATGATGCAGAGCATGCAGGAACTAAATAATAGTGATAATTTCATGAAAGAACAAATTGAATATGGAAAAGCTATCGCTGAGTCAGGCAAGTATCACGGAAGATTAATTACCATGTTAGACCTATGTCCCCATGCATTTATTATGTACCATGAATCGATTCCTGAGTATGTAGAAAATGGTGGACATCTGACGTGGAAAAAGCATCCCCATATTGAAGCTCGAACAATTCATGAATTATTTAGAATAATCCTAGAATGGAACTGGGCTTATCTAGAGTTGGAAAACAGAGAACCAGCAGCTATCCTATCTCATGAGGTTGTTATGGCATTAGAAATTCCTCAAGAAATCATGGATGAGATAATGTCATTAACTCCACAAACTTTATCTAAATTTATATTTAGTGATCCAACAATTCTGGAGGAAGATCATTTAGACCCTGAATGTCCAGAGGGTTTTAAATATTGGATTATGGATAAATATAAAAAATTTCCAAGAAGAGAAAAAGATCAAGAACTTCATATTAAGGTATAACTCATGAAATATATTAGTTTTTTAAAAGAAAATCAAGGAATTAGCATTTACGATATTGCGGGAGATTACATTACTTCTTCTAATCGGATTATTCTCGAAACACGCAATGGAATAACTATATCTCAAGTCGATAGTAATTTTAAAATTTCTAATCTAAAAAAAGAAGCAATTAACTTTTTTAATATTAAAACTTATACTTTAAAACAATTAATCACATTTCTCAATACTCAAGCTGGTATTGAAGCTCAGGCTATAGGGGAAAATTCAGATATTTTAACAATATCATATTCTCGTTTTAATGATTTAGTGGACAATAAGGATAAACAAAAGCAGCCGTATAACAATTGGGTCTGGAACAAAGATATGAATTGTTGGAGACCTCCAGTTGAAGAACCTAAACTTTCAGCAGAATTTTCATATTCATGGAATCAAAATAGACTTAATTGGGATATTGAATTAAGAAATCCATGCGAAAGAAAATATAGAGGTTTTCTATTATGGAGAGCAGTTCCAACATATAGTGAAAGTTTTTATGGTGATGTTTGCTCTAATAATAATTATATGATCAAAAGTTTTGAAGACATAACTCATGGAACAATGGATTTTATGTCTAAAACAATTTCCAATCATGGAATAGAAAGACTAGATAATAATCCCTTAGGAAAATTTAAGATTGTAACTAGACATGAAACCGTTTTGGATTTAGCACCTCACGCTATAATAACTTACGATGAAATTGATCAAGATTACATAGACCAATTTTCTAAAGAAGATTCAAAAAGTCTTTGGGCCATACACCCGCAGTGCATAGGCTCTACCTTGGAAGAATTGTTTAGACTTATCATAGAATGGGGTCTAGCATATTTAGAGTTTGGGAATAGGGAACCAATAGCAGTCATTAGCGATAGGGTGCTCAGAGCGATTCAAATGCCCTTAGAGGTAAGAAATGCTATACTAGAGATACCTGCACAAACGGTAGAAAAGTATATTAAGAATGATTCCACACTACTCATTAAAGATCAAGAGGATCCGATAGTACCAGAATTCGTCAAGCATTGGATTATGGAAATGTATCGAACATATTCTAAAAGACTAAATGATCAAGAAGTATACGTAAATACTCTGCTAGACTCCTATCCAATGTGATATAATAATTGCCTATGATTTCAATGAAAGGTAGACATGGACGATTTAGATATTAACATTCTAGTTCAAACATTCAGCGAAAAAATTGGCCAGTTAACAACCGATTTGGTTGTAAAAGAGGCAACGATTAAGCAGCTGAACATCAAGGTTGCAAACTTAATCGCTGCAATGCAGCCAGTTAAAACAGAAAAAACAATTAAACAAACAAAAACAGACAACTTTGAGTGAGGTAAATAAAATGTCAGAAGAAACAACTGAAATAATTGAAGAAATTCAAACAAATGAGCCAGTAGAGGCTAAGGAATTTTCAATCGAAATTAAGATTTCAAACGCAAATCTCCAGTACAGAAGCGATTTTAATGAAGCGGAGACAATTTTTTGGATTGAAGCTGTTAAAAATATCATTATGAAAAACGCTTTCGATAAAGCTAATCTCGACGTTAACTGATTAACTTATAAAAAAACACCACTTTAGCTACTATTATATATAGTTTTCATATTGGAGAGATACATGGCAGTCTTTGACTATTTGCCGTTTAGGCAAGTTGATAAAAATAATAATTTTACAGCCAAAGCACTAGATGGCGAAGAAATCAAATCAGTTAGTAGATCGATGAAAGTCGCATCGTTAGCTCTTGGTTTTCAAGGTAATACTTATTTTTACAGCAAAAGATCTACATTCGAACCTTCTCCGTATGATTTCCATAGAATCATGCAGGCAGCTGACACCGATTCATATGTAAAGCAGGCTTTAAATAAATATAAAGAGTTATTCTGGAAAGAAAATTGGAAAATTGTAGGTGAAAATCCTGAAGCAATTTCCTACTTATATCAAAGAATAGATTATATGGAATTGGCAATGAAGCGCCCTTTCTTAGATTTTCTGATAGAAGTCACAGATCATCTCTTTAAATATGGGAACGCATTCATTGTTAAGGCACGTGGAGACATATCGGAATACTTTCCAAGTCCTTTAGAGGGAGTCAATGCTAGTCAGCCTGTTGTTGGTTATTACTTAATACCTACTGAGCAAGTAAGGATTTTAAGAGATAGACACAATAGACCACAGAAGTATGAACAGAGCACAGATCCGCTGACGTATATGCCATCAGATCGTGACCCTGTATGGAGCGCAGACAAAGTCATTCATGTCTATATCGACAAGAAAACTGGCAGAGCATTTGGGACGCCATTCATAGAATCGGCCTTGGATGACATTGTCGCTCTTCGACAAATCGAAGAGGATATTCAAAACCTGGTTCATAGAGAACTATTCCCATTGTACAAGTACACCATAGGAACTGCAGATCAACCAGCAGAACCTCATGAGATAAGCACCGCTGGCCAAGAATTAGAAAATCTTAGAGCAGAAGGTGGATTGATTTTACCTTTCCGTCACAACATAGAAGTTATCGGGGCTGCCAATACCGCACTCGATGCATCTAAGTATCTTGATCATTTTAAGGAAAGAGTATCTGTTGGATTGGGTGTTGCGCCTCATCACCTTGGTATGTCAATGGGCGGCGGTAACAGATCAATGACAGATAGATTGGATACAGCTCTTTACGACAAGGTCAAGCAATATCAAAAGCTTTTCTCTGAAATGGTAAGAGTACATTTGTTTAATGAGCTTTTACTTGAAGGTGGATTTGACCCTATGACTAATCCACTTGAAAGTGATGCGTCAGATCGTTGTTACTTTAAGTTCAACGAAATAGATGTTGATACTCAAGTTAAAAAAGAAACTCATACTATTCAAAAGTTTACAAGTAATTTAATAGGACTGTCAGAAGCTAGAATGGAATTAGGCATGGACGCCGATCACGATCCAAAAGATTTCTATGCAGCTATTCAATCACAAATTCAAATAAATGCGAATAAAAAACAAACAGAACTAAGTGCTTCACTGAAGTCTAAAGACGCCACTATGAACGCCGACAAACAAGAGCCAGCACAAAAAGGTCAAACAAATCTTCCTAATAAAAGAAAAGGTGCGGGTAATGTAATTCGCCCGACTAATCAGCAGGGAAGAAGCAGCTCAGCAAATATTAGAAGATCAGATAACGCTTGGTTGACACTAGTTGAAAATGCGCTTGAATCAGAGTATACTATAGTTTATACAAATGATGAAAAGGATGAAATCAATGTCGAACAAAATGATAATAAATAATGAAAAATTATCCCAATACCTAGGAACAGAAGACGCTGTTAAGGGCCTTCAAAAGGTCGTAGATAATGGTCAAACTAGATTAGCTCTTGAAGTAATTTTCGATATCATTACCCAGCTAATTGATAGAATCGATACACTTGAAGAGATTGTATCCACTAAAGAAGATCTATCTCCTGAGCCCGCGCCTACACCCGCGCCCGCGCCCGCGCAAGAGAAACCAATTACGAAGGCAAAAGAAACTACCACTGAAATATCAGAGGAAGAAAAGAAATAATTCATGAAACTCTTAATTGGGACTCCAATGTACAAGAGATCATGGATTCTTCCACATTGGATACGTTGCCTGATAAACCAATCAGTTAATTTCAAGGAAATTGGTTTTGTTTTTGAAGTTTCTCCAGATGATAAAGAAACAATAGCTTCATTAGAAGCTTGGAAAAGATTCGATAAAAATATACCTTACTTTGAAATTAAGGTAAGAGAAGATATTCCTCATTTTGAACATTCAAACAATGGAAGACAATGGAATATATCTAAGTATGTAAATATGGTTTCTTTGAGAAACTCTCTATTGCAAACAGTTAGAGATATCCAACCAGATTATTATTTTAGTTTAGATTCAGATATTCTATTAACAAATCCAAATACAATAGAACTATTAATAGCTCATATTAAAGCTGGAGCAGATGCAGTTAATCCACTCATGTTTATGACGCCAATTGGAACACTATATCCGAGCGTCATGGACTGGAGACAGGATGATACATCAAAAGCTTATAGAAAAGAAAAATATGAACTTGGAACATATTTTCAATCAGATGTAATCATGGCTGCAAAAATGATGAGTAAAGATGTATACAATAATATATCTTATGATGTTCATCAACAGGGTGAAGATGTCGGCTGGTCACTAGCTTGCAAAAAAGAAAATTTTAAGCTATACTGTGCATCGTATATTTACGCTCCACATATTATGTCAGAAGTATTTTATCAGTCATTTCTCCAAAACGGAGATAATAGATATGAATCTTTATCAGACAACTATACTAAAGTCTGATATATTCATATAAATTTGTTTAATGTTATAAAAATAAACTTACTATATAAAAAAGAATTATACATCAATAGGTGATTTACATGTCATTTGACTTTATAGAAAATTTTACATTAGAACTTCCTGACTTCTCTAAGTCGGATATCAATTTTTCAGAGTCATTTAATTCAAAGCACGGTTTAATAATAGAAGTCGCTGCAATCCATGAGGGTCTCACTTCTAACTACAATAATTATTCCGCACAAGAATTAGAAAAAGCACTCCAATCATGGGTGGATCCATATCCAAAGCCAATCATCCTTAATCATGATTTAAATACAGAAGCTATTGGCAGGGTTATGGCTGCAAAAATGGACAAAGAAGAAGATGGTTCCTCATTCGTTCGTTTACAAATAGCAATTACTGATCCCGTTGCTGCTCAAAAAGTTCTTGATAAGAGATACTTGACTGGCTCGGTTGGCGGAAGGGCTGGTAAAGCAGTCTGTAGCGTCTCAGGAGAAGATTTAGCAACGGAAGATGCATCAGGCAGGCCGAAGGTTGTAAAATACAAAAGAGGCAAAGTCTATAAAGGTAAACTCGCTTATGTAGATATGCAAGACATTAGCTTTAAAGAGTATTCATTCGTCAATCAACCCGCAGATCAAAAGTCTGGCGTTAGATCCCTAAAAGCTGTTGATGGTAAAGCAGAGCTTTTTGATTCAGAAAATTGGATTGCACGAAGTAACGCATTTGTTTTAAGTATGGATAATGAGGATATCTTCTCAATTCAAGAGAATAGATCAATTCTTTCTGATATGAAGAAGAAAGAGTCTAAGCCAATTTATCTCCAACTAAAGGGAGCATTTCTAACGGCCCTGTCCATACAGGAGAACGAAAATTACAAATACAATGATAGTTCATTACTATCTGATCAGAATAAAAATATCGATAATTGTCAGGAGAATTCCAATATGGATCAAGACACTAACGGCGATGATATCCTCGCTGCAGTCCAAGAATTAAGTGATGATCTTTCTACAATCTCAGTAGCTAAGGAATCAGAAGAATTAGAAGAGGCGATTGAATCAGAAGAAACGATTGAATCAGAAGTCGTTGTCACCGAGGCAGATTCCGAGACCACTGTAGAAGAAGTGGCTTCTGAGGAATCTGAGTCGAAAGAAAATGGATCTAAGGCTTTGCCTGAAGAAGCAGAAGAAATAGGTAATCAAGAAGTTGATTCAGCTAATTCATCTGAGGCCGAAGAAGATCAAGGGAAAGAAACAGCAGGAGCAGACCTCACTGACACAAATGTAGTCTCTGAGCAGGATGCAATTGCGAAAGCTAGAATTCAATCCCTTGAAGAAGAAAATAAAAAACTCAAGAGTGCATTACATAGAACATTGATTGAAAGAGTTGTTGATACTAGAATCGGACTTGGTTTTGAACTATCAGATGATCGTGAAAAACTAATCGAAGAGTATTCTACAAGAACAGCATCTTCTTTAGCTGATAGCCTGAGAGATCTTGCTAAGACACCAAGTAAGTCTGGTAAAAGAATTGGCGAGATGTTGAATATGCCCACAATTGCTTCAGAAGCCGAAGTTTCGGTAAAAGAAGAAAATGTGCTTACTATAGACATGGAAGAGGAGCCCATTAAGGCTTCAGATCCCAAAGAGTCTTTCGAACAAATTCTAGTTGATGCCCTTATGGGTAGACGTAAACTTTAAAACTAAGGAGATAAAAAATGAGTTTAGCAAAATTTCG